GTCTATTTGACAATTTACTCGAACTGCTAATGTTTCCAGGGCTTCTTTCAAGGTGAATGTGTCTGTCATTTTCAATTTTACGAAGGTCCACGTCAGTTGATAATCCGCCATCTGCCTCAATAGTTGCGGAATAAATCTCGCTAACTTCTCGGTCGATCGTTGGTACTGACCAGGGGTCAACCATTGATTGTAATACGCGCTCCATATTTCTCAATTGGCACGTTGTGATTCCTGTTCTTGCGGAAGTCACTTCATACATCAGGTCGACATCTTCTTCTCTCTGTGGCCAAGCCCCACCTACGGTCAACCAGTAGGGCTTTTCTTTATCAACAGTCTTGCGCTTGCGTCGATCTTCTTCGCTAGCGCACACCTTAGAGTAGACTCTGTTGATCATTGCTGCGTACTCCCCTGTGACGGGAGAAAGTGCATCTGTGACTGCATACCCTTGCATTCGGTCGACTGCTGCGTCGGGTAGCGGTATCAGTTGGTCACGAGTTGTAAGATGCAACTTTCTAAACGTCCTCAAAGGATCTTGAAATGTGGTATTGGTGGTGTAAGGGTCCGGATAAACCCTCGCAAGAAATGTTATGCCTTGCGATAGATCAAAAGTCTCTATCTTGAGCTTCAATCCCAAATCCGTAGATGCTTTCACAAATTTGGTCTGGTATTGTCGTTCAAAGAGAGAATCATCACCAAAAGCCAGTCCGATGCACCTGAATGCTTCTTCAGGTCTCAAATCAGGGTGCGTCATCCGTACGGCACAAAATTGCAAAAATGCATTCAGCACCGTATTCAGGTCGCAAGTGGTAGGCGAACCACTTTTGACCCCAGGACCGGCTTCATACTTAAACCCAAACCGTTTCGATTTGGCTGGGCAAGTTACCAACATATCCGTGAAGGCAGTTAATTCACTGTTCCTTCCGGTGTAGAAGTAACGATGGTAGACGGGGTTCATGACATTATGCTGGCACCAAGCTGATACGGTGCCATCAAAATTACTGAAATCTCCTTCAATTGGTTGATCGATACTGCGAACGTAGTCAACGACTTTGTCCGCAATCTCGCTAGGCGTTGCGCCAGGACAGAACCAATGTTTGTTGTGCTCATCATGAAGCACAAAATCCCGAAAAGCGAGTGTATACTTCGAAAAGTGTAACAAAAATCGCATGTCGGGATAAGAAGAAATCAAACGACCATCTTTCATCGTAGGTTCATTTTTCATGAACGACTCGATTATTTTCCTTGGAGCCATGTCAACCGTCTCCCAGATCTGCTGGACGGCTAACACTTGACTGGGTTTGTTTAACAATGTTGCTGTGTATTCCAGATCGTATGGAACACCAATACCCGCAACGGGCACGACAAGTTTAACGAACTCACTTGCAAAATTTTGATACTTCGCAGGCGGGATCTTCTTGTTAACAACATCTGTCACACGAAACTCAATCGTGGCTGATGTAGC